CCAAGAAGATAAGCCCTACAACAGGTAAAGAAACACTTGCTTTTGCCAAGACGGATGAAGGATTTAAAGAACTTCTGGAACATGAAGACGAAAAGGTAAGGCGGTTAGTTAAAGCAAGATTAGAGGTCAAAGGCACACTTGAAGAAACGCGCACAGAGAGGTTTATAGGTATTGCAGAGCGTGGCTCTCTACCTGTACCTATAAGATATTATGCCGCACATACAGGGCGATGGGGCGGTGATGACAAGATAAACTTACAGAACTTACCTAGCCGTGGACAAAATGCCAAGGTGTTAAAGAAAGCTATACTAGCACCAGAAGGGTACTCACTAATTGATTGTGACTCTAGCCAGATAGAAGCACGTGTGCTTGCGTGGTTGGCAGAACAAAACGATCTGGTGAAGGCATTTACTAATAAAGAAGATGTGTACGTGAAGATGGCATCGACCATATATAACGTAGACGAAGAAGACGTTACCAAGGAACAACGCTTTGTTGGTAAGACCACTATACTAGGTTGTGGTTACGGTATGGGTGCGGAACGATTCAAAGAGCAACTGAAAACGTTTGGTGTTGATATGGACATTGCCGAAAGCCGTAGGGTAGTAAAAATATACCGTGAAGCAAACGCACAGATAACGACACTGTGGTTTCAAGCACAGCAGATGTTAGAGGGGTTGTTGCGTGGTGATATGTTACGTTTTGGTAG